GCATAATTAGAGACGGGAGTCAACTGTGACAACAACCAATAGAGACTTTAAGGTAAAGCATGGGCTAGATGTAGCCCAAGGCGGTACTTTTGGCGGAACTGTCACAGTTGCCACTCCTACTCAAAACACACATGCAACAACAAAGTTATATGTTGATTCTGTTGCGGGATCAGCAGGAGTAACTGTTAGTGGAACAGCCCCAGCATCTCCATCAAATGGAAATCTTTGGTTTGACACACTAACAGAAAGAGTTCATGTTTATTATGGCTCTCAATGGGTTGCTATAGCAACTCTTGAAGATGCAGAAACACTTGCAGACCACATTCACGATACATCAATTGATGGATCTGGTCTTATTGTAAGTACTTTTATTAGTGGTGGGGCGTACAACGAACCAGGTTACACTGTAAGTGCTGGACTATACAATACAGTATCTTGGGAAGAAACCTGGGTAGGCGGAGAGGCAATAGATAATTTTAATTAATTATCTGATATAATATGAACATACCACTAAAGGAGTTATAAATGGCAACAAGAATGCAACAGCGCAGAGGAACTGCTTCTCAGTGGACCTCTGCAAATCCAATACTAAATGCTGCCGAAATGGGCTGGGAGTCGGATACTAACAAATTTAAGATCGGTGATGGAACAAATCACTGGGCAGACCTAGACTACTTTATTGATGCCAACTCTACTGTTAATCCATCATTTGGTTCAAGCATTGTTTTTGAAGGTGCTACCGCTAACGACTTTGAGACTACTCTTGCAATAACAGATCCTACAGCAGATCGTACAATTACATTTCCAGATGCAACAGGTACAGTAGCCCTAACATCTGACATTGCAGTAACAGCATCATCAACAACTACCTTTACAAACAAGACTTTAACAAGTCCTAAGATTAATGAAGATGTTGCAGTAACTGCTACCGCTACAGAGTTAAACTATGTGGATGGTGTTACTTCAGCAATTCAAACTCAGATGGATGCTAAGGCTCCAATAAATAATGCATCATTTACTGGAACATTCTCTGCACCAACAGGAACAATTACTTCAACAATGATTACTGATGGCACAATTGTTGATGGTGACATTAATGCTTCAGCAGCAATCGCTCAGTCTAAGATTGCAAACCTAACTACAGATCTTTCTGCCAAGGCACCACTTGCAGATCCAACATTTACGGGTACAGTATCTGCAACAAACCTAACACTTTCTGGCAACTTTACGGTAAACGGAACAACTACAAATATTAACTCAACTAACCTTGTCGTAGAAGATAAGAATATTGTTCTTGGAGATACAGCAACCCCAGCAGACAATACTGCAGATGGTGGCGGTATAACATTAAAGGGAACAACTGACAAGACATTTAACTGGGTAGACTCTACAGACGCTTGGACTTCATCAGAGCACATCAATCTTGCTTCAGGTAAGACACTCAAGTACAATGGAACTGATCTAGTAGCAGCACAATCAGGCAACTCAGGTAAGTACCTTACAACAGATGGAACTTCAACTTCTTGGGGTACAGTAACATCGTACTCAGCACCTACAATTGGATCAACATCTATTGCTTCAGGTGCAACAGTTACAACATTATCTGGAGTAACAGATATTGTTTTGACAGGTGCAGGAAGTATTCAAGACGAACTAACATTGCTCCTTATGGGTGCAATTTAATAAAACTCTAAGAAAGGGAGTAAAAAAAATGCCTACAACAACAAAAGCGCTCTTTAGAGGAGCAGCATCAACATCAAGTGCGACACTATATACAGTGCCGTCTTCAACAACGGCAGTTATTTCAAACATTGTAGTTGCAAATACAGCAGCAACTGCTGCAACATTTGATCTATCACTAGATGATGTTCAGATTGCAAACGATGTATCTATTGCTGCAAACACCATTGCGGTATTTGACATGAAGCAGGTTTTGGAAACAACAAAAACAATTAAAGGACTTGCATCAGCAACAACAGTAACATTCCACATCAGTGGAGTAGAAATTTCTTAAGGAGCATAACTATGAATTTTGCAGTTATTGAAGATGGTATTGTAGTAAATACAATAGTTGCTGATTCTCAGTCTATTGCAGAAGAGGTAACTGGTTTAACATGTATTGAGTATACAACAGAGCCAGCAGAGCCTGGCGGTACTTATTCCAATGGAGCATTTATTGGTCGTAAGCCACATCCTAGTTGGATAACAGACGGCGGTTCTGGTTGGACTGCTCCAGTTGCTTATCCAGATGTTGATCCCGAAAATCCAAAATCTTACAGTTGGAATGAAGACTCATTATCTTGGGTTGAGATTGGGGTATAGTAATGGCTATTTCAGTATTTCCAGTACCAGCAGCAGGAGGAAGTAGTTCAAGTGCTTTTGCAATGACACTTTCTTCTTTGGGTACTTGCTTTGAGGCAGATGTTGCACTTGATACGGGTATTTATACGGTATCTGTTTCTCCAACTACAACAAATGTACAAATTGTAATTGCTTCAGATTCTTCTATTATCTCAACACACACAACAACAAGTGGAACAGTTGCGTTCAACTTGGCCACTGCAGCAACAAAAGTATTTATTACTGGTTCAACCAGTGGTACAGCAGGTGCAGTTGTAACTATAACAAAGACTGCGGACTCTCTTACCCCAGATGATATTGGAAACGGTACCCTAGATACAATTAATTCATCAGGACAGTACAACCAAACAGGACTGTTAGGCGTTTTGGTATATGGTGGAGGCGCAGGAGGCGACATGGGGCCTGTAAGTAACTGGGAAGCAGCAGGTGGCAGTGGCGGACGAGCAGGCTTTATTAACGGCGGTGTAGTTCTTACAAATCAAGCAACAGCAGTAACAGTTGGAGCAGCAGGAATTGCAGCCAATTTTAATGTGGCAGCCTCTTCTCCAGGTAATTCAAGTTTTGGCAATTTAGTAGTAGCAAACTCTGCTAGCAATGTATTTGTAAATGGAAATGGTGCGCCAGGACAAAGATATGGCTCTACTCCTGGCAATGCCAGTGGAATATTCCCAAGTTTTAACGGTAATTCCACTACTGGTGGTGGTGGTGGTGGTCTTAATGTAAATAGTGGTAACACAGGAACCGCAGGAGCAGGTTCAGGCATAGGTACTGGCGGTACTGGTGGTGGTGGTAACGCTACAGGCAAAGCATCTGGTGGTGGAGGAGGTATGGTTGCAGGTTTTGGTGATAACACTAATCCTAAACTTCTAGGTGGGGATGGTGCTCCAGGAGTTGTATATGTAATGAGGGGTTTCTAGTATGGAAAAAATGATTGCATTAATTAGAAATGGTATTATTTTTAATGTTATAGTTGGTTCCTCAGCGGAAGAAATGGCAACCCTATTTGACTGTGAGGCAATAGAGGTTACTAATGAAACAGGAAGAGCACATATTGGATATGGAGTTCTTAATGGAGTTTTTGAGCAACCACCTTTCACTGGCCCTGAAATACATGAAGAACCTGCTATAATTGAGTAAGTAGTAACTTTATATTCAGTTAGGGTGAGTGTATGAAAATAGTTTTTTCTTCTAAAGTTTTTGATCCTTCTTTACCAGAACCAATTCCAGCATCAAAAAAAATACCAGATTGGTATAAATCTATTTCTCGCTATATTGGTGACGAAAAAAAGCCACCAAGAGATGGTAAAGGTACAAATGGCACAATAAAAACTTGCATGCCTATCCTAGACTCTGTAACAAGCGGATACCTAATTCTTAGTTCAGCAGACATTTACATAGAAAAAAATGAAGAAGGTAGGTTTTATAGTTGGTCTGACCATGAACTTATAACGTTTCATGGACAAGAACAAGCAACGGGATATCCAAATTTAGAAAAAAATATGGGGAAAGAAAGTATTCCTAAATTTACTAACCCATGGATAGTAAAAACTCCAAAAGGATATTCTTGTTTATTTGTAACACCTTTTCATCACGATCTACCTTTTACAATACTTCCTGGAATTGTTGACACAGATACTTATTTTAATGCAGTTAATTTTCCCTTTATTCCAGACCCAGATTTTGAGGGACTAATACCTAAAGGAACACCAATTGCCCAAGTACTACCATTTAAACGTGATAACTGGGAAATGTCAATTGATAATGTTGTAGAATCAGAAAAATATCAAAAAGAATTATTTCGTGTAACTAAAGAACTAAGTACAACCTTTTTTGATAAGTATAAGAAAAAGTTTTGGTCAGCAAAGAGTTACAAATGACTATAAAAAAACTTAACTATCTTGGAGGTTTGCCTCGTAGTGGCTCAACCCTAATTGCCACTCTCTTAAACCAACATCCAGAAGTGTATGCTTCTCCACACTCAGTTTTACTAGAAAGCGTTTTAAATCTTCGCTCTACTTTTATTGAATCAGAGTCAATTTCTTATGGTCTTCAGTTAAGTCAATCCCAAGAAACTCTATGGTCTTTGCCCCAGTTGTTTTACCGACAAATTTCAAAACCAATTATTGTAGATAAGCAATTTTCTTGGACTAATCCTGACAACTATGAACTTGCTTTAAAACTTACACCCAATCCACGCTTTATTGTTTCCTACAGACCTATTCTAGAGGTATTGACTTCTTTTGTATCAAAAGCAGTTGAAAATCCAGATTTTTATTTGAATAAAAAACTTGATGACACAGACTTTTCTTTAAAAAATTATTTGCCACGTAACGATGCTATGGCTGAATATCTAATGCTTGCTCATCCACTAATTTACCAATCAATGATTGCTCTTGCCAATGCTAAAAAACACGAATCATCAGGCATGATACATTTTATACATTATGATAATTTAGTAAAAGATCCTCAACAAGAAATGTCTAGTATTTTTAAGTTTATGGGAATTGAAGATATAGAGATTAAAACAGAAAATTTGACTGATATTTTTCGCTATAAAGATCAAGTTCCAATAGGCATTGAAGATTTCCATCATGTTCGCTGTACAATTAAAAAAGAATCACCTAAGCCAGAAGACTACTTTAGTGAGTATATTCTTCAAAAATATGCAAATGCTTTATCTCCAATAGGGCTTTAACGATTTGATAAATCTATAGTTAAATGATATACTTTTTTTATGAATAAAACTTATCATTTTTTAGCAGGGCTACCAAGAAGTGGTAATACTCTTTTGTCAGCAATCTTAAATCAGAATCCAGAAATATATAGTACTCCGTTGAGTCCAATTCCTACCCTGATGTGGAACTATACATCCTCTTGCAATTATATGGAACAAGTGATTCGAAATAAAGAAAATGAGACTAGAGCAATGAATCAACTTCTTTCTTTTTTTAATACATTTTATAAAGATGTTGATAAGCCTGTAATAATTGAAAGAGAAAAAGATTGGGGAACTCCACCTAACCTTGATTTAATTAAAAAATATGTTACACCTAGCCCTAAAATAATAATGACAGTGCGGGATATTTTAGAAATTATTGCTTCTTTTATTGCAATGGATGCCGAGTACATAAAAAGGGAAACAGGAGATAGTGGGTTCTTTATTAACAACTACCGCTCTGCTGAAGATGCAATGGCAGAATATATTATGCGTCCAAATGGGGATATAGATAAATCTTTGCTTTCTTTGTCTTCCGCTTTTTATCCAGAAAACAAGGGCATGTTCCACATAGTTGAATACAACGATATAGTTTTAAGACCAGAAGAAACAATGTCTGGAATTTATAAGTTTTTAGAAATGCCTGACTATAAGCATGACTTTAATAATATAAAAAAAATAGAATTAGACAATGACGTAATTCTGGGACTTCCTGAAAAGTTGCACGATATTCGAGGGCTTATATCAAAATCATCAACATCTACAGATATACTATCTGACTATATCAAGCATAAGTACTCAAATATGGAGTTTTGGAGAAAGGGATCTCTCCTGAAGGTCAGGGGCAAAGACTTCTAATAAAGGCAGTATCTGAGACCCTATTTTATAGGTTTTTATTAAATGTGGTATAATTATCTTATATTGTCCTAGGAGGAATTAATGTCTATATCAGTATTTCCAACACCAGTAGCAGTAACATCAAGCCTTAATGCAAGCGCTCTCACCGCTGCTTCTGCAAACGTGTTGTACGAGGGTACTTCTACATTCAGCCCTGCTATTTATCAAGTAACTTGTGCTGCTGGAACAATAACTAATTTTCAGTTTTTATCTAATGCTGGGACTATAATCACTACGGGTGTCACAGTATCTGGAACGGTGTCTATTAATTTAGCATCTACAGCAGACAGAATTCGTGTTTGGACAAATACGGGATCAAACATTGTAATTACCATTACCAAGACAGCATCTTCTTTGACAAATGCTTTTAGTGGAACCTTAGACACAATTACCACTACTTCAACCTATACAGGAACCTCAACATCTGGATACGGATATGCTGTTCTTGTTGGCGGTGGCGGTGGCGGGGGAGCAGCATCACAAAACACGAATCAATCGGCACACGGAGGTGGTAGTGCAGCAGTTGTTGGAAAACTTACAGCACTCAATGGATCTATGTCAGTTGTTGTTGGTTCTGCAGGATTGGGTTCAAATAATCCTAACGTACTAGGTGGAACTGGTGGAACTACAACCTTTGCAGGTGCAACTTCTAATGGTGGCGGTGGTGGTGGTTTGTGGGCAGCGGGAGGAGGATCTGGTGGAAATGGATCTGGTGGTGACATTGTTGCAAATGGATCTAGCGGAGGCGGCAGCGGACAAAATCGCCAAGCAGGTTCTAATGGTATTTCTTGGAACTTTGTTGTAAGTGGAACTACAGGCGGTGGTTCTTATGGTGGAGTTAACTCTTTTTATACTGGACTGGGAGGTGGTTCAGGTATAGGGACTGGTGGAAATACTGGTAATTCAAACGCTCCTGGCGGTGCTGCAAATGGATTTGGCGCAGGTGGCGGTGGCGCAAGCGGTAAGTATGGTCAGGCAAATGGTGGATCAGGGTCCCCAGGTGTCGTCTACGTGTTAAAATTCTAAGGAGAAAATAATGGCTATTTCAGTATTTCCAGCACCAGCAGCATCAGGTGGAAGTTCAGTTTCTGCTTTTGCAGCAACTATTCCCGCTCTTCAGAGAACATATGAACATATTAATAATTTTGAATCAGGTATTTACACAATATCTGTTGCACCAACATCAACAAATGCTAAAGTTACTTTTGCTTCCGATACCGCTGTAATCACAAGTGTTTCAACTACATCGGGAACGGTATCTGTACAACTAACTTCTGCAGCAACAAAGGCATATATCACGACAAGAACGGGTGGCAGCACCAATGCAATCGTCACTATTCAAAAAACTGCAAATGTTTTAACCCCAGATGATATTGGTAATGGAACTCTTGACACAATAAATACAACATCAACCTATAACCAGACTGGTCTTCTAGGAGTTTTAGTTTTAGGAGGTGGCGAAGGAGGTTATTATGGTAACAATGATAACAACAACAATCGTGGCGGTGCAGGCGGACGGGCTGGTTTTATTAACGGAGATGTGGTTTTCACAAACACAGCAACTACTGTAACAATAGGAGCAAAGGGATTAGGGCAGACTCAAGGAAATAACACGATTATGACTCCTGGCAACTCCTCTTTTGGTAATCTTGTTACTGCCAACACTGCAAACAACCTAGAATTTCAAAACGGTAATGGTGGTCCTGGAATACAGTTTGGCAATGATGCAGTACATCCTTCTTATGGAAACCGAGGTAACGCTTCAGCCGTTTTCCCTTCTTTTAACGGCAACTCCACTACAGGTGGTGGTGCTGGAGGAAACTCGTCTAATCATGGTGTCTTTGGTGCTGGTGCTGGTAGCGGTATTGGAACTGGTGGAGTTGGTGGAGGAGTCATCGGCAATACACGTAACGCATCAGGTAAAGCAGCAGGCGGTGGAGGTGGCAGAGGTAATCCTACAACTGGCAGTCCTAACCAGGTTGGTGGGGACGGTTCAGATGGCGTTGTTTATATCTTGAGAGGTTTCTAATATGGCAAAACGAATCGCTTTAATAAAAAATGGCATTGTTTTTAACATTATAGTTGGATCTTCGGAAGAAGAAATGGCTCTTTTGTTCGAGTGTGATGCAAAAGAAATAACTATTGAATCAGGTCATCCAAGCATTGGTTATGGATACGCTAATGGAGTATTTGAACAACCGCCATATATAGAGCCTGAGCCACAAATTACTGAATAGTATGCTATAGTTGATTAAAGACTAATTCAACCTATAGTTAGGACAGACACATGAAGATTGCGTTTACCTATATCATTTCTAACTCTTCTTTTCCACGATTTTTTAATAATTATAAAAAAATGTTTTGGTTGCCAAAGGTTTACAAATGAAGCACATGAACTTTCTTTGTGGGCTACCTAGAAGTGGTTCAACCTTAATGGCAACTCTTCTTAATCAACACCCAGAAATTTATGCTTCTCCTCACTCTGCACTTCTGCCTGGTTTATTCGCCATGAGAGAATCATTTATGCATTCGGAATCCGTCAGATGGCAACTGCGCCCATCTGCTTATCAAGAAACTTTGTGGACAACCCCTCAAACATTTTATGGCAGTATTGAAAAAGATATAATTTTTGACAAACATTTTTCTTGGGCTTCACCAGAATCATACGAATTAGCACAAAAGATTTCTACTAACCCTAGATTCATTGTTTGTTATCGACCAATACTTGAGATATTGGCTTCCTTTGTGTCTAAGTCTATTGATAATCCCAAGTATTATCTAAATATAGAACTAGAAGAATCAAATCTTTTTTCAAAAAAATATCTAAGCAAAAATGATGCGTTAGCAGAATACCTAATGTTGGATAATAATTTAATTTCTAAATCTATGAACAGTCTTGCAAATGCTAAATTAAATGAAGATACGGGTGAATTTAAGTTTGTTTCTTATAACAACTTAACAAGCGAACCCAAGAAAGTAATGCTTGATATTTTTGACTTTTTAGGGTTGGAGCCTAATGAGGTCCAGACAGAAAACCTAGAAGATATCTTTAGGTATAAAGATTCCAATGCACTTGGCGTAGAGGGATTTCACACGATTCGCCCAACGATCAAAAAGGAATCTCCTAAACCAGAAGACTATTTTAGTGATTATATATTGCAAAAGTATGCAAATGCTTTATCTCCAATTGGACTTTAAACATTTAACAAACTTATAGCAACAATACTTTATCAAAACAAAAGTACTAACTCTAAAGTAAAGATTTATACGCTCTTATTGAGCGTGTTTTTCTTTTTAAACTTGTGATATACTTAAGACTACTTCGTAAATCAAGAAGTACTCATCTAATTTTACTTTGAAAGGTATACAATAAATGTCAGAAAGCGTATTCTCTTTTCGTCTATCAGAAGAATTTGTAAATAAATATCAAACCATCCCAGCACCATTTGGATTCTCAGATGCAGGATCTAACTCACTTGGAGAGGTAACATTTATTCGTACATATTCTCGTGTTAAAGAAGATGGGACAAAGGAGCGCTGGCATGAAGTATGTCGTCGTGTAATCGAGGGTATGTATTCAGTTCAAAAGAATCACGCCAAAGATAACCGCCTACCTTGGAATGACAACAAGGCACAGAAGTCTGCTCAAGAAGCCTTTCAGAGAATGTTTGAATTAAAGTGGACTCCACCAGGTCGTGGCCTTTGGGCATTTGGAACTCCCATGACCATGGAGAAGCGTAACTCAGCATCCCTTCAAAATTGTGCAATGGTCTCTACTCGTGATATTGATCGTAATGATCCAGGTGCCCTTTTTGCTTGGGTAATGGATGCATTAATGTTGGGTATTGGTGTAGGGTTTGATACCCTTGGACAAGACAAGCAAATGTCTATTTATGCTCCTACAGAGCCAGTATCTATTTATGAAATTCCAGATACTCGTGAAGGATGGGTTGAGTCTGTTAGATTACTTATTAATTCATTCCTTCGTGCAAACCAATCTATTCAAGAATTTACCTATGACCTTATCCGCCCTCTAGGTGCCCCCATTAAGGGCTTTGGAGGGGTTGCTAGCGGTCCAGAACCACTTATTGATCTCCATACCCGCATTCGTAATGTGATAGGCTCTAGAGCGGGAGAAGCCTTTGATAGCCGTGCAATTGTAGATATTGTTAATCTGATTGGTACCTGTGTTGTTTCTGGAAATGTTCGTCGTTCTGCTACCCTTGCACTTGGCATACCAGAAGATGATGGTTTTATTAATCTTAAGAACCCAGAAGTATTCCCAGAAAGAAACTCATACGATCCAGAAAAACCAGGTTGGGCATGGATGAGTAATAATTCTATTTCTGCTGAAATTGGAACAAAGTATGAAGACTATGTAGATTTAATTGCAGACAATGGAGAGCCAGGTTTTGTTTGGCTAGATGTTGCTCGCAGTTATGGCCGTCTTGCCGATGCACCTGACTATAAAGATGCTCGCATTATGGGCTTCAATCCTTGTGCGGAGCAGCCATTGGAATCATACGAACTTTGTACACTTGTAGAAGTGCACTTAAATCGTCATGAGTCTAAGGAGGACTTCCTCAAGACATTGAAGTTTGCTTATCTTTATGGAAAGACTGTTACTTTGATGCCAACACATTGGCAGGTAACAAACGGCATTATGCAAAGAAATCGTCGTATTGGTACATCGCTTACAGGCATTGCTTCATTTGCAGATACTTACGGATTGCCAACAACTCGTGAGTGGATGGATGAGGGATACAATACAATTCGTAAATATGATCATTCATACTCAGAGTGGCTTTGCGTTCGTGAATCTGTTCGTGTAACAACAGTTAAGCCATCAGGATCTGTATCACTTCTTTCTGGTGCTACCCCTGGAGTTCACTGGGGTCCAGGAGGAGAGTTCTATCTTCGTGCTATTCGCTTTGGAAATACTGACCCAATGCTTCATTTGTTTAAAGCGGCGGGATACAAAATTGAAGCAGATCTAGTATCAGCAAACACGTCAGTAGTATATTTCCCAGTAGCATCTGGACACAAACGTGCAGAGAAGCAGGTTAGCCTATTTGAAAAGATTGGTTTGGCAGCAACTGCTCAGAAGTACTGGTCAGACAATGGTGTATCTGTAACACTTTCATTTGACAAGGAAGAAGAAAAGAAATTTGTTGCCCCAGCCCTAAATATGTATGAAGGTCAATTAAAGGCAGTTTCATTTCTTCCAATGGGAAATAAAACCTATCCTCAGCAACCTTATACAGAAATATCAAGAGAAGAGTATAACTCTTATGTTGGTAAAATTGGTAAAATTGATTGGTCTGCTATTTATGATGGTAAAGACAATCTTGACGCTGAGTCTGAAAAGTACTGCTCTACAGATGCTTGCGAGATTAAGTTATATTAGACTCTAGCCTGCTATAATAGTGGGATAGGAGAATTATGTCTAACCCATCAAATTTGTATGCAGAGAAGATCTTCTCAGAGCACCCACTTGTTTTGTGGGCACTGGACGATAAGGCTGACTATGTAAGTTTGATTACAGAAGCACAAAGAAATATTGAATCTCAGTGGACAACTACTGGAGGAACTGTTAACACAGACCCTGGTAGTGGTGCAGTAGACGCTCCTTTTGAAGACAGTTTATCAACTAGCATTCTTGGTACGGTTCCAAGCGGCGCAACAGGAGTTGTTAAGTTGGTTAGTCCAAACCTTAGTAATTTTTCTAGTATGAGTTCTGATCTTGGATCGTTTTCAGTCGGTACATATTTTTATTCAAACAGCATTTATGCAGATTCAGTATCTATTGGATTTGAGTACACAGACCCAGCAACATCTAGTGTTGTAGAACAACTGGAAACTTTTGCTGATCCACTTTATAATAAATGGTCTTTCTTATCTTCTACATTTCTTATTCCAGATAAAATAGCAACGTTTAGAATTGTTATTAAAATCTCTACTGTTACAGGAGGGGCATCTTCTTCAGACTATGGATTTTATGTTAATGGAATAAGTGCTGGGCAATGGGCAGAAGAGTTTCATGCTACATCTTTAGGAAGTTATATTGAGGCGTTCCCTACAGACATTGCTATAAACCAAGACTATGCTATTGATGCACTTCCGTATGGATTAACTGGAGTTAATGGATACTACCTTGCATCTGAAACCTCTTTGTTTGCAAAAAATACAAGTATTCCACTTGTATATGGAGCAACTGGTGCAACAAAGATTACTCCCAATGGAGAAAATCCATCTTTAATTATTCCAGGTCAAGGATTCTTAAATGAACTAGGAAGATATGGTGAGTATACTGTTGAGTTTTGGGCTAGAATTAATTCTGACACACTGCAGCCAAGAAAAATCTTTGGTCCAATAGCATCTTCAGACGGAATATATGTTGAGTCAGGCTTTATAACATTAAAGATTGGAGATGCATTTAGATCACACTTTGTTGGTGAATGGTATAGACCAATGCTTATTGATATTCGTGTTATCAAGAATGCTGCAAGTTTATTAGTTAATGGAGAAGAGGTTCTGTCTTTATCTTTTAACACTAACTCAATAGTACTTCCATCAATAGTTGATAGTACAAATGGAGATTCTCAGGACTGGCTTGGGTTTTATGCATACCCAGATGTTCCAGAGATAGAGGTTGACTGCGTAGCAATTTATTCATATCAAGTTCCAATTACTGTTGCTAAGCGCAGATGGGTCTACGGACAGGGAGTAGAGTCACCAGAAGGAATTAACTCCGCCTATGGTGGAACTTCTGCATTTATTGATTATTCTTTTTCTGACTATACGGCTAACTACTCTTATCCAAATTTTGCAAAGTGGCAGCAAGGAACATTTGATAATCTTGTGACTACAGGAACATCTCTAAATACTCCATCTTACGATCTTCCAGATATATTTATTGGTACAAAAACTATAAGAGAATTCTATGACGATAATCAATCTATTCAGTTTGGAAATACAAACTTTGTTTGTCTAAAACCTACTGGTGATTGGGATGATATAGACGGATATATAAATTTTTCAACACTAGATATATTAAATGATGAATTGCATGGAATATATTTAGTAATACAAGCAATAGATGACAACGCACAAGAGCAGATACTTTTTGATATACAGGATACCGTTACTGGAAATAGAATGAGTGCAGTAAAAGAGGGACTGTTAGTAAAATATTCTTTAACATATAACGGTGAAGAAGAACTGCTTTTCACAACTGATCCTCTTGTACTAAACACAAAAAGAGCAGTTGGAATAAACATAGATAGACTTATTGAAACTTTTGGTGGAAATGTTGCAACGTTTTTTGGAAATAGGAAAGGTCTAACTCTATATATTGCTGGAGACAAAACAGCAGACAAAACCTTTACTGGATATATTTATACTGTTGGTCTATCTACTACATTTAATGTTGGTCAGATTTCAGATCATTTTATGTCTAATGGTATAGCATTAATTACCTCTGGAGATGAACTTGTTGTTCATACCGCAAGTTATACTCTGCTTCCAAATGAATCATACAACACGTTCTTTTTGGATATTGGGGTATCTGGATATTGGGAAGACTATATGCCACTTTCTTATTTTGCCCAGTTTGTAAAAAATGATGTTGGAAACGAGTACTACGATTTAGACTTTATTCAGTTTAATGTAGACTACCCAGAGCCATCTACAGTTGTAGAGGAAAGAGTTGGAGTTGAATCTTTTTCTTACTTAGACTTATATGATCAGTATTCTTCACCAACACAAAGAACATATGAAGATTTAGCAGATTCAGTTGAGACTGAATGGGAAGACTATTTAGATATGTCTGAACAATCAGTTTTAGCCTTTATATATAATACTGATGATGCTGCAGTTAGAAGTTATATAACTTTTCAATATGTGTCAGAGGGAGCAAACTCACCAGTTAGTAATTTTTTAACTGTTGATAGACCAATAGAAACAAAAATTTTAGATATGGACAGCCACCCTCACTGGGCAACAACAAGGTTTGAGGTTGTAAATAATACACTAATATATCCAAGTAAGACTGTAGACTTTAATGAACTGGCGATAGTTTATAGACTAGAGTTTAATGTGCGTGGAACAAGAACAAGGCCAATAACGTTAAGAAATCTATCTTTAGCCTCTCAGGTATTAAATGATAACTCTTTTAATCCTATTGGAACAAAGTTTGGAAATGACCTATTCCCATATAAGAGAGCAGGCATCTACTATGACTATAAGTCTAAAAACCCTTTTAGTATTTATAAGGGAAGTACTCCATATTTGTACATGACAAAAAATTCTGGTATTGAAGTAAGAGGGGAATTCTCTGCATCAATAGATAGGGGTATATCCCTTCCAGTTAACACAACACTTGCAAATAATTATCGCATCAGTGCTTTCCAGGTTTGGTATAGAAGCGACAATACCTCATTTGGGGCAGGCCCAGTTCAACTGTTTGAGATTAATTATAAAAATGATATTATTAAGTTTTATATAAAAGCAACTAACCCTTCTGGCAGTAGAGCAAAGATATTTGCAATAAGTGATTTAACAGGAGAAGAAGTTAATGGAATATCTTATTACATCAATGGGTCCATAGTTAGAGAACCAGTAATAACCATTAAAGAGTGGACTATTCTTGGAATATCTTTTGGATCCCCATTAATATTTGACTCTTTCCTAGGATCAATAAACATTAATGGCCCAGGGGTATTTAATAATATTTCTTACTATCAAGCCACAGACCTTCAGCAAATCCAAAGTGTTATTACAAGACCATGGGCAAACGTAAAGATTGAAGATGGCACCAGTTTTGATTGGCAGTATTGGGAAACAAACTATACCTGGAATGGCATGCTCGTAATATCAACTTCTTCAACATACGGAGTAAATCCCTCAGAAATCTATAAAACCTACATTGGAACAAATAAAATTATCGTAGATGATGGAGAAGGGATGATGCTAGACTCTGATAAACTAAGGATTTACGATACTGTTGAGTGGTCAACTTCTGTTGTCACTCCAGTCTAATATGGTATACTAAAGGTTATGAATCCATTAATTAGCCAAAAAACTGGTAAGCCCATAGTCAGCAATGTCCGAAGAAAGGTCATTGAGAAGCAATATGACTGGGGTCTGTATGTTTACAAAAAGTCAACTGGCAAGTGGTTTACCGATGGAGAAGGCAATGTCCTCAATATTGAGTCTATGCGTGGTGACATTTCTAAGATTTCAGAACTAAAAAATGCAGCAAAACACTTTGGCGATCCAGGAGATGGAGAAGCCGTGTTCGTTGCGGGACTTACAAGAATTACAGATGAAGAACACTCAGAACAGATGGACAGACTTAAGCAAGGCCTAATTCCATCAATGAACGATCTAGGTGCTTGGCATGCTGCACAGCAAACAGTTGACAAATTTGGTAGGGGTGCTTTAGATGAGTGAAGAAAAAAGATATATTGGTGCAAGTTTAAATACACAAGAAGAGCAAGAAGATGCATTTAAAGATCAAGATCCGTTTATTAAATCTTGGGAAATGCTCAAAGAGTATTCTGGACTAGACCAAAACTTTAAAAGAAGAGTTTCAAGAGTTGTCAATAAAGCAATTGGTGACGAAGCGTATCTAGATTCTGCAAACGCAATGCCTTATGGACAGGATTCGGGATCTAAACAGATTAATCCTGGAACTGTATATCGTAATGGTTATGGCTTGTTTGATGTTATTACTCCACCATATAATATGTATGAGTTAGCAAACTTTTATGACACATCATTTGCAAACCACGCAGCAATTGATGCCAAAGTGGAAAATATTGTTGGTCTTGGATATCACTTTGCTATGACAGATAGCACATCTCTTCGCTTTGAAATGAGTGAAGATGAAGATAAGGTAAAGCGTGCTCGCAAGCGTGTAGAAAGAATGAAGATTGAGATTCGTGATTGGCTAGAGAGTCTAAATGACGATGACTCATTTACAAAGATTATGGAAAAAGTTTTTACAGATGTTCAAGCAACAGGAAATGGTTTTATTGAGGTAGGTAGAAATGTTGAGGGAGAGATTGGTTACATAGGACACATCCCTGCAACTACAGTTCGTGTACGTAGACTACATGATGGATTCTTGCAAATTATTGGTCAAAAGGTTGTTTACTTCCGCAACTTTGGAGCAAGCAATCCTAATCCAGTAACAAATGATTCTCGTCCAAATGAGATTATTCATATTAAAGAATACTCTCCACTAAATACATTTTATGGAGTTCCAGATATTGTGTCTGCTCTTCCATCTCTTATTGGAGATAAATTAGCATCACAATATAATATTGATTATTTTGAAAACAAGGCAGTGCCAAGATATGTGATTACTCTGAAGGGTGCACAACTATCTGGTGATGCAGAGGATAAGATGTTTAGGTTCCTACAGACAGGCCTAAAGTCTCAATCTCACAGAACTCTATATATCCCCCTTCCTGGAGATACAGACCAGAACAAGGTTGAATTCAAGATGGAGCCAATTGAAAATGGTATTCAGGATGGGTCATTCAAAGAGTACCGCAAGCAAAATCGTGATGACATTTTAATTGCCCATCAAGTACCAATATCTAAACTTGGAGGCGCAGACTCCTCTGCTATTGCAGCAGCCTTAGCACAGGACCGTACCTTTAAGGAGCAGGTTGCAAGACCTGCCCAGCATCACTTGGAAAAGATAGTCAACAAAATAATCCGTGAAAAGACAGATGTTCTTGAACTTAAGTTTAATGAACTCACCCTTACCGATGAAATTGCTCAGTCTCAGATTCTTGAGCGTTATGTCAAAACCCAAATCATGCTACCAAACGAAGCCCGTGAGATTCTTGATCTGCCACAGGTTAGTCATGGGGATGAACCACTTCAACTCTCAGCAAGGCAAGCAACTGACGAAAGAGCAAACCTAGCAGGGAATCGCCAAAGGGATACAGAAAGAACAAATAGCCAATCCGATGGCACGGCAACCGTCTCTGGGAGAAATCCACAAGGAGAAGGTAGAGCGTCTCAATAATTGAGAAACTTCATAAACATTTGATATAATAGGAACTGATATGAAAATAAATAAGGCTTCTTGGGTTACTGATGGCGACAACGTTCGCTTATCAATGCCCCTTACCAAGGTAGACCAAGGACGAAGAATCGTCTCAGGTTTTGCATCTCTGGATAATCTAGACAAGCAAAACGACATTGTTACTACAGAAGCATCTATGAATGCATTTGCAAAATTCCGTGGGAATATTAGAGAAATGCATCAACCATCAGCAGTAGGCAAGATGGTTTCATTTAAAGAAGAAAAGTATTTTGATCCAGAAT